TATAGATAGTGTCAATATTCCATTCATTCATTTTTTCTTGAATCCTCGCAGCGAGTTCTGAAGTAGTAGATTCTTTTGAAACATACTCATCAATAATATAATAACTTTTACCATCAAAACCAATTACCACAAACACATTGTCATCACGATATCCAACGTCTAATCCTGCAATAACTTCAGAAAATCGTTCGCCTACATATTCACCTATGTGTTTAGCTTCATCAAGTGCTTCGTATATTTGAGCCTCTGTAGTAGTCCATTCACATTCATACTCTTGCGCAAATAAAGCACGAGATACTGCGCGTCTAGCCTCTTTTATATCATTTTCCGAAAGTAGTGGGTTCGACCTCCATGTGAATAGTGCAGATCCCCAATCAGGATACTCTTGATCAGAGCCACGAAGATAATAGTTATACAAGTAATTACCTTTTCCACGAGGTGTAGAAATCCATAAACATCGAGAATCTTTAAATGTAGATAATGCAGGACGTAAGTCACGAGTGAAATATTCTTCATTAGGAATGATCGCTGCTTCGTCTACTATTAGTAAGTTAGCAGCTCTACCTACTAAAGAGTCTCTATTATTCGCTGATAAAAGTCTGAAAACAGAGCCATTAATTAATCTTACAACTTTGTCTTTTTGATTAAAACGATCAACTTCAATTTCAAGTTGTTTTATTAAGTCCGTGACATAATCCCATATAATTGAAGAAAGTGAAAAATTGGGAGCAACAACCATCACTTGTTGACCAGGCTCTAATAGCTTTCCAAAAGCTAAGATTGCAGCTGCATATGATTTGCCTGTACGTCTAGCAGCGATATGAACGAAAAATCTGTTCTCATTCAAACCTTCAATCATGGCTTTTTGAGATTCATTAAATTTTACGGGAGTGGGTAACTTGGTGAGGAGTTTATCTATACTTAATCTGAAAAAACTCATTTAGGAAACATATTAATTAACATAACTATAAAGGCGGTTACACTTGCTATAGCACCGCCTACCCAAAGAAGAGTTTTTAATGAGGTTCTACCTTGCGTTGCCAACTCACTGACCCCATTTACTTTATAGTGCATAGCTTTTAACTCACCTCTGATTTCATTCATCATTGCCATGATATTATTGTAACGTTCTTCGCACACAGCTTCATGTGCGGTCATGTTAGCTTTATTAGATTGTGAACGTTCGTGCAATCTATCTAGCTCAATTTGTATTTGATCTAGTTCTCTAACATTATCAACCATAGTATGTCCTTATATTTTAATAATAAACTGCACAACTTGAGAAGGTAGTGTAGTGTTCACAGTAAATGCATCAACAGTTCCTGCTGGTACTGAATGCGTATGACCAGAGGTATTAACAGCTGTAATAGCAGAACCTGTAGAGGAGTCTTTAGCTGATGTAGCAAATGTTCCTGTTGAAGTTGATATTGACTGTGTAGTAGAGCCTGTGGTCAAACCGGCCGTAGTGGCGTCTGATTTTGAAGCAGATGCCATAACCGCTGAAGCAGCTATAGCTGATGTGATAGCACCTAAACTGCTCATATTTGTTCCAAAACCAAGGGGCACTCGGTCTCTTAAATCTGGAACGTTAAAGTTAGCTGATCCATCTCCTATACCAAAGGAAGTTCCAATAACTGCGAACAGTCGTGCATACGTTGTTCTGCTAACTGCAGCGTCATTACACGCTAGCCACCCTGTAGGGGCAGTGGTGTTTCCAAAAGCAGCGATTGTACCTGCTGGAATAATCTCTACTCCTCCTGCAGATGACCCATCATGAATTCTAATATTTTCGGTATCAGTATCGATTGATAATTCGCCTACTGCACCCGTAAAACCATTATTTTGAGACGTTGTTCCTCGTCTAAATTGTAATTGAGTTGGCATTTCTCATTCTCCTTAAATTAGCTTAATGCTCCTAAATCTTGTCCATCAACCGATCCAGTCGGTGATGTTAACATATCGAAAGTAGTTAATCCACCAGTTGTTTGACCAAAAGCATCTGTAGACACGTTTGCAGCATCTAACAGACCATAGTCTCCTGTTGGAAATGTAGCAGTAGTAGAACCAGATGACTGACTAGTTCCGTCTGCAAAAATTAATGAGCCCGAAGCAATTCTTACATTACCACCGACTACTAAGGCATCAGTTGCAGCTGGGTTAGTATTAGCTATAGACATATATGTGCCTATAACAGCGTTCCCACCTACTCCTATGTTAGCACCTACATCAACGTTACCAGTAACATCTACAGTGCCAGTAGCTTCTACGTCACCACCAACATCAAGAACAGCAGAAGGTGATGTATTATTAATACCCACTTTACCGTCTTGAAAAACTGTTATAGCTTCGACATCAGTTGAAGTTTGGTTATCCATAAATAATGAAAAAGAATTTTCATTACCTGATCTTGAACCCATGTACGTAATACTAAAACCATGAGTATCATTAGCACCTTTTCCAGCACTCGCTCTTAAAACCTCTAAATCAGTAGAAGTAAGAGTTCCTGTGGTTTGTATAAGTGGACCACTTGTTCCACTAAGTTGCATATTACCACCAAGATGAACATTACCAGTCCCTGAACCACCAACAGTTACAGTTGCGTTAGCGGCTACTTCTAACTTATCTCTGGCGTCTATACCAAGACCGCCCATAAAGGCTGACAGTTTTGTGCTCATTGCGTTCCTTTCATACTCGTATATCTGAGTATATCAAAATTTTTTCAGTAGACCAAACTATTATGTTAAAGCACCTAAATCTTCAGTAGAAACAGAGCCAGTAGGGGAGGTTTTCATATCAAACTGAGTTAAACCACCTGTCACCTCTCCAAACGCATCGGTAGAAACGTTTGCTGAGTCTAACAAGCCATAATCACCTGTTGGGAAATCAGCTGCGCTAGCGCCTGCTACACCTGCAGCTAAAGCCACTAAGTTAGCATTAATATTTTGATCTATTCCGTCTAAATGGCCAAGTTCGGTTGCCGTAATAGCACTTACTTCTATCTTACCTCCACTACCAGACACGAGAGCTCTTGATGCAGTAAGATCAGAAGTGGTGACTGTTGAAATAGCGCCTGCTATATTATTTGTTCTTCTTGTTTCTGCCCCTGTAAACTGTGTTTGTATGGCGCTCGTAACACCATCAAGGTATCCTAACTCAGTTGAAGTAACTGCTGAAACAGCAACTTTACCTGAACCGTCAGAGACTAAGGCTCTTGAAGCGGTTAAGTTAGTATCATCGATTGTAGTTGCTGCACCTGTTATAGTTGCTTGTTTTGAATCAATTTGTGTTTGTATAGCTGAACTAACGCCATCAAGATATCCTAACTCTGTAGCAGTTACGGCTGAAACAGCTACTTTACCTGAGCCATTAGTAACCATAGCCCTTGAAGCTGTTAAATCACTTGTGGTAATTGTACTTACAGCTCCTGCTATATTTGCGGCTCGTCTTGTTTCAACTGCAGTTGTTGCTGTATTATTAGCTGTAATTCTAGCTTGTAAGGCTACATCTTCAGCGGCAAGTGCTGCAGCATTAGAAGTCGTAGACTTAGCATCCAACTGTGTTTGAATTGCGCTACTAACGCCATCTAAATAACCCACCTCAGTGGCAGTAACTGCGGATACAGCAACTTTACCTGAACCACTTGATACTAACGCTCTTGACGCTGTTAAATCTGCATCATCAATTGTAGTTGCAGCTCCAGTAATTGTAGCTTGTTTTGAATCAATTTGTGTTTGAATAGCGCTTGAAACACCGTCTAAATAACCTAACTCTGTAGCAGTAACAGCGGATACTTCAATCTTTCCTCCGCTACTAGAAGTCAACGCGCGTGATGCAGTTAAGTTAGTATCATTCACAGTAGAAATAGCGCCGTCAACATTAGAGCTAATTAAGTCGTCTAAATTTGCACCATTTTGTTTAACTGTTGTAGCTGTAAGAATACCCACATCTAAATTTGAAGATGTTACTGGGGATAACGAAGTATTTGAAGATGGATCTTTTGTGTCTGATAATTTAAAAGTTGAGGCAGACTCATCGTAAAAGATTGCTGCGTTACCCTCATCACCACGATTAAATAAAATTCCTACATCTGCACTTGGCGAGCCTGTAGCAGAATTTGCAAGCATAATCATTCTGTCTTGAACAACAAGATTAACAGAGTTAGCAGTTGTTGTATCACCATTAACAGTTAAGTTACCTGAAACTACTAAATCATCACTCATGTTAACTTGACCACTAAAAGTTGCGCCTGCTAAAGCTGCCTTAGCATCCAACTGAGTTTGTATAGCAGAAGATACACCGTCAAGATAGCCTAATTCTGTTGCAGTAACGGCTGATACGTCAACCTTTCCTGATCCGTTAGTTACCATAGCTCTTGAAGCTGTGAGGTCACTGGTTGTAATAGTTGATACTGCACCTGCAATATTAGCTGCTCGTCTTGTCTCAACTGCTGATGTTAGGGTATTGTTAGCCGTAATTCTGGCTTGAAGTGCTGTATCTTCATTAGTAAATGCTGTGACATTTGTGGAAAGCCTAGACTGTAAAGCCGTATCTTCATTAGTAAACGCTGTAACGTTTGTAGATAATCTGGATTGTAAAGCTGCATCTTCAGCAGCTAATGCTGTAGCGTTAGCAGTAGTAGATTTAGCATCTAACTGTGTTTGTATTGCAGAAGAAACTCCGTCTAAATATCCAAGTTCTGTTGAGGTGACATCTGAAACAGCTATCTTACCTGAGCCATTTGTTACCATTGCACGAGATGCAGTTAGATCTGATGTTAAAAATGTGGAAATAGCACCA